GCTGCCGTAGCCGATGCCGATGCCGATGCCGCTGCCGATGCCGCTGCCGTAGCCGTAGCCGATGCCGATGCCGCTGCCGCTGCCGATGCCGTAGCCGATGCCGCTGCCGCTGCCGCTGCCGTAGCCGCTGCCGCTGCCGCTGCCGCTGCCGATGCCGCTGCCGTAGCCGTAGCCGCTGCCGCTTACGCTCGCCACGTCGGCACCTGGGCCACGCTTATGACAGCCGCGGGCGTCATTGCGATGATCTCGATGGCCTGCGTGAGCGTGATCTCGCTTACTGGGCACGGAAATTTGCACTCGCTCGGCTTGCTCGTCCCCTCCTGTGCGAGCTGTGAGAGCGTGGCGGCGCCAGCCCAGTACCAGAGCCGCCGTGCCTCGGTCAGCACGACATCTTGGCCCCGTCGGCTCTTGAGTCGGCCGGCAAAGCAGCCAGCGGAATACGTGCGGACAATCACCCAGGAAGTAGCGGGCGGGCGAGGCTTCGTGGTCTTCTTCGTTGTCATCGATCAGATCCTCCAGCGCCTACGCTATCGCAGTGATTATCATGATGTCAAGTGCTATCTTTGGCGCCAGCACCAGTCCACCGGACTAGCCGATCCGAGGGCCGACAATCGACATGCACAAACCCATGCGCGGGATAGTAGCCGATGCCGCGCAAAAGTGGATACGCCGCAGCCAGCGCACCAATTCGCGCGTGAAACTCAGCCAGTGCCATCGCGACAGGAGGTCGCAGATCGAGCGCGCGCCCTTCTACGTGCTGGCTGTACCGCGCGCCACCGATGGCGCGATTATGCGCGGGCGTGCGGTACCCGGACAGCACCATCAGCGGCTGATCGCCACACTCGGCCCGGATGCGCTCAAAAAGCGCGGCCAGTCGCCGCGCCCGCGTCTCACGCCAGCGAGCAGGATACGGCGTGCGCGCGAGATCATGACACGCGATCTCCTGCCAGGAGAGATGCGCACTTGGGCCTAGTGCCGGCAGCCCGAAGGCCCGCACCGTGACCTCAGAGCGTGGAGTCATGCTGTCTCCCGTGGAGCACCTGCTCGATCATCGCGAGTCGTCCGTCGTGCTGCATGATCCGCCCGTCGGCGAGATGGCGCGCCTCGCGCAATTTTAGGATCTCCCCAGACAGTCCCGTGATTACTTGGCTCGTGGCCGCGCCTTCATGAATCGGCAGCCGCTCATGCGCGGCCATCCGCTCTACGAGCGCGCCGTGCCGCTCGGACAGGATATCGACACGTGACGGCAGCGGATGGATGTCGCTCTTGAAGTCGATCATGGTCGTCTGCATCGTCGCGATCGTGTGCTCCAGTGCGAGAAGGCGGGTATAGAGCACCACCGATGCCGTGAGCACAACAAGAACGATCGGCCACGCGGCTAAGAGCTGTGCCAACATCAGATGCTCACTTTCGTAGGCGGATTCGTCTGCGCGATCCACCCGTACGCATAGATCCCTCCAGCCGCGCTGTTCGTGCGCTTCACTTGGCATTTATAAATTTGATCCCCGGCGGTCAATAGATCCACGGGTGGTGACGCCTTTGGACTTTGTAGCGTAATGACACGGCGCGTGGACGTGGTGGAGGTATACCCGTCGCCGGTCGCAATGACGGTCCCATCGGCTAACGTAATGCGCGCCGTCACGGTCGTCGCGCTATCATCAGTACGCAGCATAATCACGGCGGCCACGCGAAAGTTCGCGACCTCACTCTTGTCAAGCGGCACCGGCGTGGACTGATATACATCCACCCAGGTATTGAGCGCCGGTGTCAGCGCACTCTCATTTGATCCCCCGAGCGGCCATTTCGTCGCGGGCTTCGGCGCGGAGCGCGGCGGATGCTCTTTGAACGCGCGTCGCGCGCCGCTGTCGTACGTCCCGAAGTACGGCACCCCGCCCGCGTCTACGCCGGGATCTTCGTAGAGTTGATACTCAAAGGTGTACTCGCCCGTCACCGTCACCGTGAACGTGCCGTTGTAGTCGTCGGGATCCGCGAAGAGAATCGTGGTCACATCACCGCTGAAGACGAGGTCAGTGAGTGCGGTTGGCGAGATCGCCGTCGCGAGCGTGCCCACGCGCGTGATGCTCGTGAGCGGGAAAAAGAGATCGAAATCTGCAATCGGGTACGGCGCCGTGTGATCGAGCAGGGTGAGCTGCACGGTTTTCGCGTCGCAGTTGATCTCGATCGCCTCGATATCGATGGGCTGATCGACCCATCCGCTTGCGCCCATCCCCATCGGATGCGTGGCGCGGTGCACCTCGCCCGGCTCGAAGTCGGCGACAGCCAAGACCGCTGGCGCCGCGGTGAGGAGACGCGGGGAAAGCGGCGCAGTCAGTGACAACCGTGAGCCCGCATGACGACTGAGGCGCGGCGCGACCACCGCATTCAAGATCTGATACTCGTCTCGGAGCCCTGGCAAGTCTTCGACGGCTCCATCCAGCAGCCCATATTGGTCCACCGCTGGCGCGTACCACACGGCCACGCCCTCGCGGAGCCACCCATCCGATCCGATGAGTCTCCCGTACGCCCCGCGCCAGCGCGTATAGTGCTGCGCGTCAAGGGCCTGTGTCGTCATTGGCCCCGACGCGAAGAGGTACGGCCCACCCGACAGCACCAGATCGCCCGTCGTCGGCGTCTCGTCACGGTCGTGGATCTTGATCGCATACTGACCCTGCCATGTCCAATGCCCGCGCGTGTCTGTCTCGCGTCGACAGCCCGCCAGAAAGCCGCTTACGGTGTCACCCGGCCCCGTCCCGCCGAGATAGAGCGTGCCAGTCAGCTCGCCTCCGAAATCCACGAGCCGCTTCGCCATGCCGGTGCGTGCCGTCGTGTAGCTCGCCTCCGGCACGCACGGGAGAAAGTTCGACCACGTCGGCATTTCCAGCGGTGTCGTCGTGATCTGCCCGAGGATGAGATTCTTCCATACCCAGAGCTCTTGGAGGAACCGATCGGTGATCACCGCCCCGCTGCCATCGCCGGCCGCGCTGTCCTCGACACCACTCACCGTGGCCGTGAGCACGACCGATCCATCCAGCGCCTCATCGTGCCAACGCACGCCGATCCAGACATACACAATCGTGCATCGCTGCCCATTGATCGTGCGATACGGCGTCGCGCTGCCCGTGATCGTGGCCCACCCGGCATACCCTGGCACAAGCACCTGCTCGCCGGTCAGCCCGATCGAGTCCTCACCGGCCCACAGCGCGGTGATCGACGCGACCGCATGGCCGCAGACGAGAAAGCGCCGGAATTCCACCACGCCGATCGTTTCGCGGTCGAGCGGGATCAGCGGCACGCGCGTATGCGTCCCGAGGATGAACGGCAGCGGCACGCCGAGTGCCTCATCATCATCGAGCAGCCCCGAGAATAACCGCTGACTGATCAGCGTACGGATCAGCGGCCGCTGCCAGTCCGCGGGCGAGCCAATCGCAGTGAGCCAGTCCGCGCCGATGAGCGTCACGGTCAGATCGGAAAAAGACACGGACTGAATCAGACACCGATAGAGGATCGTCGGCTCGCCGCCCGCTTCAAGCGTCGCGAGGCTCGCCATCTTCGCCACCAGCTCACACCGCTGAAATGGCTGCGCCTCATAGAGCGCGCGGATCGGCCGCGTCGTATCGGACGATCCGACGAAGGCGCCATCCAACAGCGTCACTGTGTACGAGGGGAGATCGTGCGATCCGCTCAGCTCGTCCGAGAGGGCGCGGCGCGTCGTGCCGAGCGAGAGCAGGCGCGGGCTGAATGGTCCGCCCGGCCCGTTGTAGGCGACGGTGCTGTACGCGACAGAGGCCAGCGCAACCATGATTTACCTCACCACACGTCCGCCAAAGATCAGCGGCTCGAAGATCGCAGAACCACCCGCGCCGGTGCGACGTAGCCCCATTCCCGGTCGGCGAGCGCGTCTGTGTCGCCATCCGTCACTCCGGCCGGAAGATAATCTCCACCCACTCGACAATCGTGGTATTCGCCAGGCTCGCCACCGTCGGCACCGCCAAGACGACAGACACGCGCGGCGGGATGTAGAAATTCGCCATCGGCTGCGGTCCCCCGCGGCCAGCAATCGAAACGGGCACGCCTCCAGTCGGCATCTCAGTTCAGGTTCGAAATAAACACGATCTGCGGCGTGATCGTCCCCGCAACATTTAGCGTCCAGCCGATGCAGATGCCAGTCGCAATGGATACATCAACAGTTGCGGGCGTGCCACCAAAGACTTGCGTGGCAGGCAATGACCCGGCCGATGGAATACCCGTATGGAACACCCCCGCGCCAATGACGGTGCTGTTCACCCCCGGCGCGCCGACGGCGCGACACTCGCACACGAAATCCAACCACCACGGATGCGCGGTCGTGGCGCCCGGCGTCGTGAGCGCCACGACTGAGGCGCCCATCGTAATGCCCGCCCCGACTGTCAGCCCGAAACGTGGCGTAATCGTCAGTGTCCCCGTAGACGCAAACGACATGATCCCGCAGGCGGTCACCCGCCAGAGCTTCCCCGGCCGTGCCTCGTCCGCTCGGATCGGTGTGTACTGCGCGGGGTTCCAGAGAGCCGTCTCAGTCGTCGCCGTGACGGCGGCGAGATTGGCAATGGGTGCTTCAGCCGAGACCTCAGCGAAATATTGACGTGCCATGCAGACTCCTTTGCTACACTGGGATACCGGCTGACAGTTCGCTGAATCGCAAATCGTTCGCCACCCAATGTGTCGGCCCGAGCAACGATTTCATCGCGGATGATGGATCTAGAACGGTGACAACCCATGCTTCATTAATCGTACTATCTGGAATGAATACAAACGCAGTCGGATTATCGCGCACGCTACGAAGCAATGTCAGCACCTGATCGCGTGTCGTCGTCCCATCTCGCATCTTCCAGACAGGAATCACCCACTCGCGTCGTGTCACGCCGTAATCATACACAACCTCTACGCCTCGTACTGTGCGCGTCCTCGTCTGCGGGCGCGTCTCGTCCGCATAGGCGTCTTGCTGATAGAGCCGTGCAAACGTACGTGGCGTCGTCCCGGCGCGCGCTTCTACGCGCAGTTCACCGATGGCGATTTCCGTTCCGGTCGCCGCCGTGATGTCGAAGCGGATATACCGTTTCGCAGCGACACCACTAAGATCGACAAAGGGATTCACCGACAATCCATCTTCGCGCACCGCAGGAATCGTCAAGGCCGTCGTCTCGTTCCCTGCCGCGAAGGTCGCGGAATCAGACCGGATCACATTCACGGTCGAGCCGACTGGGATATTCTGCGCGACAATCACCACGAGCCCGCACTGGATCGAGCTGCCGAGATCGCCATCGATAATACAGGAACCCGCATGTGTGATCTTCGCGATCGTGTGCGGCAGGCCGTCGTTGATATTCGCGAGCGGGAACGCGGCCACAACGGTGCCGGTAGTCACGCTCCACGTGATGTCTGGCGCCAGCGCATCCATCGGCAGCGTGTAATAGACCGTGGTGCTCATGACAACTGCTCACGCAGGCGCGTCTTGAATCCTCGGCGATCGTGCTTCACGCGCGCCATGAATTCATCAGCCGCGGCATCACCAAATGCCCGCGCCTCAGTCACCGACGCCACCGTCGTAGGCAGCATGATCGTGATCTGATACGTGTCGCCTCCTACCATCGGCAGTGCTGCGCCGATCTCTGGTCCCGCAGCCACCCGCAATCCTGCGGCGACCGCGGGCGCGAGGGCCACCTCGCCGAGTGGGCCAGGGAACACCAGCTCGTCAATGGCCGCCGCCACGCGCTCAAACGCCTTCACCGCAGCGGTCGCAAACCGATCAATCACAGTCCCGGCATCATCGACGCGCTCGATGAGCTTATCCGTCGCATACTCAGTGCTGACAATCGCGCCGGTCGTATCCCCGAATCCACCAACCGCCGTACCGGTCGTCGTCTCGGTCGTGGTGCCGAATGTCCCCATCTTTCGCGTAATCTCGTCCACGACCGCTTGTGTATCTTCTCCGCCGGCTCGCGATGATTCCCAAAGGCGCTTCGCATCAGCCAACGCGGTCTGCTCCGATAATCCATTTGCGATGTAGGCGTCACGGATCGCAATGACGGTTTTCTTCCAGTCCTCATTGCCCGCTTCGAGGAGCTGCTGTTTCGAGAGCATCGTCGCGAGGTTCTTCTCGAACTGGTCAACGAGTTCGCGTCCTGCAAGCTCTTTTGCGCTTGGCCCACCAAACGCCTTCCGAAAAAAGTCCGCGATGGCCTTTCCAGCGCTCTGAATCAATTGCCAGCCCTTGACGATGATGTCACCAATGGCCGTAAAATCGCCCGCCATGAGGCGCCCCACATCGGACACTATAGCCATCCCTTGCTTGAACCATTGCACACCGGTATTGATAGCAGATGCGAGTCTCGTTCCAAACGCCTGATCGACGGCAGCAACAATCGATGTCATGCTCTGCATAAACGACGCCGTCACTGCTCCTGTCGCGGCTTGCGTCGGTGGGATCATGATGGATGGGAGTCGATTGAATTGCACCGCGAGTAAATCCATCATGTCTGGTACGATGCTACTCCCCACCACCTTGTCTTTGAGCCCTTGGAAGAATCCCGTCACCGTATCGAGCGCGCCTTTGATGCCGCTCACCACGGCTTGGAATTTCGCCACGAGCCAGTCGTGCACGCCGGTGTACAGCGCACTTGCAATTCCAATGATGAGATCTTTGGCCGTCGTCCAGATCCCTGCCACCACTCCAAGCGCCACCCGCACCCCTTCCGTAATGGGGGCGAATTTTGTCACGAGCCAATCGTAGACAACACCGACAAACGTTCCAACGGCCTCGGCGACACGTGTCAACACCGCAAGAAATAAATCGTTAAAGGCTTGAATCAAGCGGAAGACTGCCTGAAAAATGCTCCCTTCCCAGAAATCCACCAACCACGTTTTGACCGCGTTACTCACATCGGCCACGATCCGTTGAATATCATCGCCCCAGAGTACCCACGCTGCCGTGAGCGCCACAATCGCTGCGATGACCAGCGCGATCGGCCCAGTGGCGAGCACGGCGAGCACGGCGCCGATAGGAGCAATCACCGGCATCAACGCCGCAAACCCAGTGGCGACGGAACCGAGGATCACAATCAGTGGTCCTAAGGCGGCGAGGACTCCCGCCACACCAATAATTGTGGTTTGCATCGCCGGCGATAAGCCTGCAAACCATTGCACGGCCTGTTCCAGATACGGCATGATCCGCTTGAGCGCACTGATCACTTGTGTCACCGCCGGCAACAATGCCATACCGAAGGCTGTAGCGGTTTCCCCGAGTTGTTCTTTCATGATGCGCAGTTGGTTCGTGGGGCTATCGATCGTACGCGCCAGATCGCCTTGCGCAAGACTCGTCTGCGCCATAATGGTACCATACCGCGCTAGCACTTTCTCGACTTGCGTCAACTCCGCACCTTCCGCGGCAATCCCGTGCGTGTACGCAAACGTCTTTGTCGTATTCTCATCTACGAGAATACCGAGCGATCGCAGCGGTTCGGTCTGCCCGACAATCCCCGATCGCAATTTTTCGAAGGCGTCCTCTGGCTTGAGATTGAAGAATGACGCCAGATCGCCGGACAGTGCCGTCAATCCTGTCGCCATGTCAAAGGCCCCTTTCGCCCCTAAGCCCATTGAGAGAAACATGGTGTTCAACGTCGCGCTCGTGCGTCTTAACTCAAATTCATTTAAACCAAGATTCGTGCTGAGTTCTTCTGACCACGCACGGGCAGCCGTCGCCATCCCACCAAAGGCAATGGTGAAAAGATTTTCAGATTCCACCGCATCCATCGCCATCTTAATGGACGCTCCACCAATCGCGGTGATCGGGAGCGTTAATGCGCCAGTTAAGGCACCACCCAGGCGCATCGCGCCTGCGCCGAATGAAGACAGCGACGTTTGCGCGGACGCGAGTGCCGCGGACATATCGTCGCGCAGCGTTAAGATGGCTTCAACTTCTTCGACTGTGAAGGCCATACGGTGTTACCGACGCCGTCGCCCTTGCCGCGACTCAGCGAGGGCACGCTGATGGCTTGTCTGCTGCGCCTCCTCCGTGAGGAGGTCTATGAGCGTATCGAGATGAAATTGCGGCAGCTCGCAGTAGTCTCGCCACGACCAATGCATCGCGCGCATGATCAAGAGATCGCCTCGGGCGGACTCGGCGCGGGCATCTCGCCCATCTCGACTTTTTTTTCCTGGTCGCTGATGGTCAGCGCATGCGCATCAACAGCCGCTTCGATCAGTGTGAAGACGGCCGGCTTCAGCGCGCGCAACACGTCGAGATCATGACAGTCCAGCCGCCGGTCTTTCGCGTCCGTCAAGGACCATTCGACGAGATAGGTCCGCACCTTCTCAAACACCATCTGATCCCAGTGGATATTGAGGCGCAGCGCTTCCTCGCCCGCCTCTTGCACGCCTGGCGTCGTCTTCGACCAAGATCGGAACCCGGCTGCGTAGAGACGTTTCTGTTCGCCGGTCGTGAGTTCTTTCTTCAGCTCAATCCAGAAAGGCGCATCGCCGTACCGCAGCTCGACACGCACGACATCAGGCGTGACCGTCCATTGACTACTCATCCTCGTGCTCCTTGGCCATTGAAGGCGCATCCACCACAACAAGATCAACAGCATCCATCGCCAGAGTCAGCACGCAGTCAGTGCACGACCGCCAGCGCCACCGCCAGCGACCGACATAGAGATCCACCGCGATCGGGCGCTGCGTGATCCAGAACCGATCCACCCTGGTGAGGGCTGCGTGTACTGCATGACGGGACATCGGCAGCGTCGGGATCAACGTCATCGACCACGCTCCGATCTGCGCCGCCTCGATATACCCCACGCGCAGCACCCCGCCCACGCCTTGCGCGTGCACATTTACGCCGGGTTCTTCGCGAGCTGTCCATCGCCACTGAACGACACCGAGAAGTTCTCTTTTCCGGTCACCGAGCCGTCCACGCTGACCTTCGGCCAAATGTTGCCGTAGTAGTACCGGGTCGTAGTTGCCGCGGCCGGATAGAGATAGAATTTCGCCGACGTGGACGCCATCGCCGCATCCCAGATCGTATCTTGCGCGTCGTCGAAATTGCCACTGAAGGCGCCCGAGAAATCGAGTAGCCCCTTCAGCCGCGTTTTCCAGCTGTCCCCCAACGCGGGATCTTCTTCCTCATCGAACTCGACGTCGATGCTCCACTCCGCCGCCTCACTAATTGGGACGGCCGCGGCACTGCCGTCAGACATGTACAACACCGACCCCTTGCCGTGCAATGTCGCCATCGTGTGTGCTCCTTTTTACCAGTCCGCTGTCAGTGTCTCGACGCGCGCGTGAAACGTGTGCGGCTGCACCGCTTCGCGCATCGCCTCGGCCTGCGCGCGTCGGTCATCCGGCCGCGCCAGCCAATACCGTATCTGCTCCTCAAGTGTACTCGCCGTGAACATCAGTGCCGGCGCCTGGCCATTGAAGACCTCCACGGCTTCCGCGCGCCAGTCAGCGAGCTGGAACGCGCCACACGCGGCCAGCTCGAAGGCGCGCGGGTTCAGCGACTCGGCCACTGGATGCGCCCGATACGGATTCAGACAGATCGCCGCGCTCGCAGCATAGCCGGGGACGGCGACATTGTGCAGGCAGCCGTCTTCGTAGGAGGCGCCGATCCGCGTCTCCACTGGGAGGGGTGGGGCGACCCACGTCCCGATCAGCCGCACGCGCAGCCCGGCCCAGTCCACCGCGTCGAGCAGCGCAATGCGTTCGCGCCACAAAGTCCCGATGAACAGCACGTCGGACGGCGGTTGTGTAGGGGCGGCCGGCTGATGAATCTCTGGGTCGTACGCATGCGCGAGATAGCGCCAGCCGTCCACCGCCGAGGTCCGCTCCATCGTCCAGCACGTCATGTCCGGATAGACCGCATGAAACGCGCGCTGTTCGGCGTCATTGTACGGCGACTCGGTAAAGAGGACCACCGTCCGGATGCCCGCCTTCGCAAGCAGCCAGATTGCATCCGGATGGAGCGCCATGCCCGAGACGATGAACACCACATCTGCCCGATGCTTCATCGCTTCGACAATCAGATTCTCTGAAGCAATGCGCGACAGCAGGTTGATGTTCTCGGCCTTCTGGCCGAGCGCCGTTGCGTGGTACTTCATGCGCGCGTACAGCCGGTAATCGCGGATGTCGTAGCGCCCAGTTCGCTCCAACGCGCGCCGATAGCCGCGCGCCACGTCGAAGGTGGAAAATTCAGCGGATGAGTGCGTAAATAACACGCGGAGTTGACGCTGTTTTAAGTTCATCGCTTCACCGCGTCCCACCCGCATTGGTACCAGGCGCCGACGGCAATACGCGGATCCGCAAATCGATCGATCTCACGCACGACATCAAATCCGTGTGCCTCGATGATGCGGGCTAAGGTGTGAAGATCATAACTCCACCGATGCGGACTCTCTTGGATCGTGGAGTAGAAAAACAACGCGCACACCGCATCAAGATCGCGCACCTTGTGCCACGTACCGCGCGGATATTCCACTTCGTCCAGGGCGCCACGGAGATGCCGCTTCATGACTTCGCGCGTATCCGGCACGACGATGCCAAGTCGCCCGCCGGGCACCAGGCATCGTCGGCACTCCCACAGAAACGTATCCGCCTCAGCTGGCGTCAAGTGCTCGAACAGATGCCCGCAGTAGATCTCATCCAGAGAGTCGTCCTGCCGCGGAATCGGCGGGACGCGGACATGCACATCGGCCAGCGCGTCGGATGCCTCATCACAATTCGTCCAATATAAGAGCGGATGCTGCCCGCAGCCAATATTCAGCCGCCGCGGCGCGAGTGCCTGTAAGCGGTCGTGCTCACGCTCAGTGGCGACGACGCTCATGACGGCACCTTCTCTGCTTCAAGATTGAATCCGTAGACAGGGCGATTGGTCGCATCTCGATAGAGCAAGCCTGGCGATTGCAGCACAGTCACGGCGCGATAATAGATCCCTTCGATGGTCTGATTCTTCACCTTCGTGAGCGCCGCTGCAGCGTTCTTCGCCGTGCTCATCGCGGTCGCTTCATCTGTGTGCCGCGCTTGGAACTGCAGCCGCGACAGCTCCAGCGTCCAGCCGTTCGATCCGCAGGTTAGCTCCGGCGGCGCCCCCGGGTACTGCGTCAGCACCATGCCGTTCACCACCCCGGCTGGCAGCTCGCCAGCAAAGAGCGTGGTCCCTACGGTCCCCACGCTTTCATCTTCGAGATATTCGGCAAGCTCCAGATCAGCCGACATGCTCAGCCTTTCATGGCGTCTGCGAGTTCCCGCGCGAACGTGCGCCGATGTTCCAGGATCACGCTCTCGAGGTACTTCGCCTGTCCGACTCGATGATGCGCGGTCAGATTTTCATGCACGGCGCGCGCATACGACGCAGCGAAAATCAGGCGCATCGACGCCGTCGTGCCGCCTGCGGTCGGACCCGTGACCGACCCACTCGCCCGCAAGGCGCCGGTATCCACTGGCGTTCGCTGTTTCGCCTCCGTCATCCACGCCTCGCCAATCCCTCGCAACGCCGGTACCTGCGCTTTCGTGAGGCGTCCGATCCGCGTCTGGATGCGCGCGTTCAAGCGCGTCACATCCGCCTGCTTGATGACGAGGACGGCATACTTAGCTGGCAATTGCCCTCAACCAGTGCCGTAACCACCTCCGGCGGCTTGGCGGCTGAGCCGGTGCCACGTGAGATAGCGAAATAAAAAACTCAGCGCGTGTCGCCGTGTTTCCGGTGCCAATGGCGGTGGTTATGGGGCCTAGCGTAGGTTGCTTCTGCACGATCTTGATTTCAAATGTTGCAGGAGTCATAGATGATTGTGGACTGTAATGCCAAATAACTCAAGTGCTTATGGCTCGCCCACCCTTGAGCCCTCGCGGCTCGACACACATGATTCACACCACCAGGACGACGTGATGCGCGCCCGTCTCATCCACCTCACGCCCGACGGCAAAGAACGGCGGCGTCTGCGGGCTAAACCCTGCCGGCAGCGTCAGCCGCGCCTCGGGACTGATCGTGGCCGTATCGATGAAGATCCGCCACGAGGCTTTGCGCTCTTCGAGTCCTGGCCCACGCACCATCTCCTCCCCGCTGGCCGGCTCAATCCGACAGGCATACGAGACCGCCGCACCGAAGGCCGGCTGGCCGCGATCTGAGTACGTGCCGGACGGCGGCTCGATGGTGATCGTATCGACGAGCAGGTCGAGCAGGTCCGCCTCCATTTAGGCCTCCTCCTCGTCCACGGCACCTCGTGATGGCGCCTGACCTGCCGGATCGTACCCGAGTTCGCTGAAGATGGACGGGCGCAGCAACGACGTATCGTCCCAGATGGCATCGCGATCTGCAGTGGTGACCCCGCCCGACGTCACCACTTGATGCGTCGAGCCGCGCCGCCGCAAGGCCGTCGCGAGATCGGCCCACTGCGCAGTGGTGTACGACAGTGACAGGCTGCCGACCGATTTCGCCGACACGCCACGGAACCGGCCCGCGAGGGCATCGGCACACACCGCCGCGGCCATGTACAGATTGGCTTCGACGGTCAGCGCCCAATCGATCTCATCGTCGGCAAGCAGCGCGGGCCGCGCGGTCGTGTTCGTCGTGTCCTGTAACAAAAACCGCACGCGCCCGCGGTCTGTCGCGATGCTGTAGGTGAATGCCATACTATTACCGCCATTTCACCTCAATCGAGACGGGATTCCAGACAAGTAAGATCTGCCGGAGCACCTCTCGCAAGTCCCGCATCGGCTGCAAGTCCTCAGGATACCAATCGCCCGCCACCACAAACGACTCCGCCACACGGTCATCAGGTTGGCGCGTGAGTGTTTCGGCCCAACTGCGACCGCCCTGGAAGGTCAGCGTTAGCGCCCACACGCCCGTCACTTCGCGCACGACATTTAATCCTGTCGCGGGCGAGACGACAAACGACAGGCGTGCATGGAGATGCGCCAGTGCAGATAAGAACGCCTGATAGAGCAAGTCAAAGATGGTCACGAGCACCGCATCTGTTTTGATCTCGCATGTCGCGTAGGTGTTATCCTTCAGCTCGGATGTAACGGGTGGCATCTTGTCTCCTGTGTGGCTCTCACGATACCCGAGCATTCCGCACCGCAATCACACTCACGCTCCCCGCCGCAATCCAGGCCACGGCCAGCGTGAGCCTCGGATGCGCCGGATACGCCCGGTGAAGCCCATAGGCCAGCGCAGCCGCCGCACCCATCCGCACCGCGCCGAGCGCCACCGGATGTGCGCTGAGCGGCCGGAACAGCGGGTTCGCCTCCTGACCCGTCCCTCGGTGTAGGACCAGTCCGGTCGTGACGGCATCAGCCGCGGAGGCGGTGACGTAGGCGGTCAGCGCCACACGGATCGGCCCACGGCTCGGCTCGGCGGTGGCAGAGGATGCGCTCAGGAGCAGCAGCGCGACGAGGCTGAGCAGAAGTCTGATCATCTTAGCTCCCTATCGGCGTGAAGGTGTGGCAGGTCGCCGTCACTTTCAGCACACCTGTCGAAAAGACGCCTGCTGCGGCGGTCAACACGAGGTCCGACGCGGCCGAGTAAACCTGCCCCATCGACGTAACCGTATAGGTCGCGGGCCTTACTAGCGTGTCTTGCGCGAGTGCGAGCCCAATGCCGAACATATCGAGATCGGCCGTCGGCCCAATCGACCACGTGGTCAATCCTGCTCCCGCAAGAATCGTGGTGACCCGCGCGCTGAACCCATCCTGCACGCAGCCGGCAGGAAAGAAGTTGGCTTGTGTGATGGTGCCGGTGCCGGTGCCCGTTGCCGTCGCCATGTCGATGGTGGCGTTGACATGGGCGATGGAGGTGGAGCCAGATGCGGCGTTGCCCGTAAGCGGGCCTAGATACAAGGCGAGGGCTTGTACACTAGCATCGCCCGTCTGCGCCCGCGTCCGCACTTTTAAGGTAGCGTCGGTGGCAAAGTCGAGGCCCACTCCGGCTGATTCCGCCCAGTTTAATAAATTGACTTGCCCAGTGGTCCCTGAAGATCCAAAGATGTAGTTGTTCACAGACCCTAGGTTTTGGGAGTTGTACACGAAGGCGCCGCCCTGGCCGACACCAAACTTAGCCGCCCCCGCATAACTGACAACCAACAGATCGTTTGCTCCGGCATTGACTTCGACCTGTTGACGTGTGCCACCAGAACTTCGATCAAAGAGCGCATAGCCTGTACTCTCAATAGCCACCGGAAACGTCGTTGTTCCGCCATTCAGGCTCACCCCGAGCCGCATGCTCCCGCTCGGCGTCGTCCCGCTCACCGGCAGCACACTCCAGAACCACGACTGCGTATTGTCGACGGCCGTCGCCGTCGTGTTCCAGACGTGCCCCTTCATCTCGAAGTCGGGCGGCATCTGCACAGGGACGCCGGCAGTGGAGAGGGTTTCGTTCTGGAGGATGGAACCAGTCGTGGGAGTCGCGGCGAGGGCTGATTTGACTATATCTAGAGGAGCATCAGGGCTAGTAGTCCCACCGACACCAACTGAGGTCGCACTAGAGGATACATAAAACCCCCCTAGGTTGATGGATGCACCGTTAAGCCCATCGAAGACACCATTGTTCATCCGGAAATAGTTTACCCCGCGCTGGTAGAAGAGTATATTTCCAGTAGTCCCTGTACCGGTGCCCAAAGACAAGGTCTCAGAAGCGGCGACTGTCCACAGTCCGATACGAGGTTCTGACGCAAACGTCAGGCTCGGCGCCGCGACCGTGCCGTTCGCGAGCGAGAACACCCCTACCGTCGTCTGCGCTGCCGCCTGGAGCGGGACGTACCCGATGTACGCTGCTGTGCTGGTCGGCAGTGTGGCGACCGTCGCGCCCGTCAGCGTGTCCAGATTGTAGCTGTTCGTCGTCGAGGCGAAGTACCGCGTCGGTGTCGCCACTCCTACGAGCGAGGTCCAGATACGATACGACGCCGCGCCCGTGCTGGCCGTCCACGTCACCGCGCACCGACCCGCCCCACCCGCCGCGACCGTGCACGTGATCGCGGTCGGATCGTCTGTCTCTCCGCCGGCCACGTCGATGGCCGTGACCGTGATCGCGTAGACGCCAGCCGCGAGATCCGTCCCTGATTGCGACGGCGTGGCGGCAAGCGACGAGGGCAGGGCCATCTCGACGCGGAAGGCTCCGCCGGTCGGCGCCGTAACAGACCCGCGTGTCACCCCGCGCCCGTTGATCCAGGATGCCGGGCTAATGCGGATCTGCGCGGACAGCGATATGCTCCATCCAGTCACGAGCGCCAACACACACACCGTCCGACATATGCGTGTCATTTCGTCGCCACCTCTTTCGGCGTGAACGTCAATGTCTTCCAGTCAAAGACTTCATTAGGCCCCGCGCGCAGTGTGACGCGAAATTCCTCGACGAGCGTACGCTGCTCTTGACTCAGTTGCGTTTCGAGCAAACGCGTTTCCCGATCGGCCAGCGTGGCACGCAGTTGCGCGACTTCGACGCGCAGTTGGAAATTCTCGGCTTTGAGGCGCTGGACGTCAGACAACGCACTTGCTATTGCTGGCGGTGTGCCTTGCGCAGCGATGGTGCGTATTGGCAACAGGAGCAAAAGCGCGAGCATTAGGGAACGGCTACAAGATCGTGTCATCAGTTGATCACCGTGCAAGATAATTGACCGTGGGCGTGCCGCTCACGGCGACGATATAGACTACCGCGAGATTTGAGGCAGGTAGGGTAATGCCGTCCCCAGGCCCCAGTTGCACGGTTTGCGTCGAGCTGTTCCCGACTAGCACGTCTGTCGTCGATTGCGGATCGTTCTGCACAAACACTTCGACCGTCGCTTGTGTAGCGGCTAATGCTTCCGGCGTGGTGCTCGTCGTGTTCGTCCCGGCGTAGAACGTGCCGCTCGATGTTGTCGTCCCACCTCCGCTGGTCCGCACGATTGCCCCGACATTGCGCGCGGCGCGAATCGTGACCGTCACGGATCCGGCACTGGCGGCACTGGCGCGAACGCGGACCGCGCGATACCCCACGATGGTGCCGAGCCACTGCCCGCCGGCGGTTGCGCCCGTCTCATCGCTCCCGTCGGCTTGATCGAGGACATGCCAGGTAAAAAAGTTGGTCCCATCGATGCTCGCTTCAAAAATCAGCGTGGCCGTGAAGCTTCCGCGCACGTCGATGGCTGCACTACCGGCCGTGCCGAGCACACTATCATCCGCCGTCACGCACCGTGTCGCCACACTACAATCAGCACCACCCGTCGTAATGGATCCGGACTGCGCGATAATGAACTGCGCCACGGCGAGCGACGGCACGAGCATGAGTCCGATCATTGCCGCGCTGAGCAGACGTATGAGTTGGGCCATAATGGTGAACATCGCGAAGTCCTTTCTCTGTCTACGTGCGGAAGATTTCGCCAGACGTGTCCACGGTCGCCGATTCGCCGTAGCACCGCACCATCCGGACCGTCGTCGGCGCGATGACCGCATCACCCGCAGCACCAAACGTTTTCGCGGAGCCGCCTTCGCTGATGCACGCGAAGACACAATTGCTGATGATCCCAGTGGTGCCTGCACCGAGCTTGATGTAGCGCGCGGCGGATGGGCTTGTCGCATACCCCGGCACGTCCACCGTCCCGAACACGCACGAATCCACAATGAGGTTCTTGATCCCATCCGCCGCCACGAGGATGTCGGCGTCATTGTCCGTGTTGGGATCGACTGAAAACACGTTCCGCAGAATCTTGACGTGCTGCGGGACCGACTGTGACGTACCTGGCATGACGATGCCGGCGCGACAATCGATGAACTCGCAATCAACAATGGACACGTACCACGCGCCGCCGTTGCTCGACCAGTACACGCCACCGCCGGTCAGTCCGGCTGCAGAGCCCTTGCAGTTCTTGATGTGGCAGCGCGAGACCACGAGTCCGCCGGCATCTTCCGTGCTCCCGTTCGCGTTGATCAGGATGCCGCCGCCCGTCGCCCCGGCGCCATTGATCGTCAGATTGTGAATCAAGACGCCGAAGGCATCGACAGCGATTTGCGCCGTGCTGCCCGAGCCCTTCTTGATCTGCGGCTGTGCGCCCTGCGCGAGTCCGCGCGACACCCCAATCAGCGACAACCCATCCTTGCCGGCCGGAATGTCCACGTTCTCGGCATACGAATCTGGATCGGTATCGCCCGATGCCGATTCAGCTTCGAGCGGCTTGATGTAGATGCGATCGCCTTGGTTGGCCGCGTTGACCGCCTGCTGGATCGTCGCCTTCGCGTATTTCCAGCTCTTGCCTGATTTCGCGCTCCCGCCCGTGG